TAGCGCGTGGATCGCGTATGTTAATAACATTTTTTGATAGAACACAGGACGAAATGTGTATGCGTATATTGAGCGATCACCAGTTTATGTTGGATTGGGCAGCATGGTTAGGGTTCGAAGCAATAGGTGTAACTGAGTTTAATTCTAATCACTATGTTGATTTTGTGCGTTGCATTTCCCCACAAAAAAGTGCTTATAGTGAAACATCACGGCCCGTCGTGCACTGAAAGGCCCATTTGGATACCCTTGTCGATGTGAAGGAACGGATACCCGAGTAACCGAAACTTTATATTTAGGAAAAGAAAATGGCTAATACTATCGACCAAGCTTTTATTAAGCAGTTCGAAACTGAAGTCCACATGGCGTATCAACGCATGGGTTCTAAGCTTCGCAACACAGTACGTTCAACAAATGTATCTGCATCAGTAGCAAGATTCCAGAAAATCGGAACAGGCACAGCGTCAACCAAGGCACGTAACGGAGATGTTACAGCAATGGAACTAGCGCACACTAACGTAGAAGTCACAATGGCTGACTACTACGCAGCGGAATACATTGATAAGTTGGACGAATTAAAGATCAACATCAATGAGCGTCAAGTTGTAGCTCAATCTGCTGCTGCTGCATTAGGCCGCAAAACAGATGAGTTAATTACAGCAGCTATGGATGCTGGTGCAAACTCAACGCAAATCGCTGACACAGCTGGCGCACTAGTAAAAGGTGACTTGCTAACATTGTTTGAAACAATGGGTACAGCTGACATTCCAGAAGACGGACAGCGTTATATTGCTATGTCTCCAGCTGGATACACTGACTTGTTCAACATTAATGAGTTCGCATCAAGTGATTATGTTGGGCCACAAAGCCTACCATTTGCTGGTGGTATGACAATGAAAGAGTTCTTAGGATTTAAGATCTTCTCAACGTCTGCTGTTGCTGGTGGTAAAAACTTTGCATACCATACGTCATCAGTTGGTATCGGTATTAACTCTGATGTTTCAACAGAGCTTAACTATGTACCGCAAAAGGTTGCACACCTAGCTACATCAATGATGTCAATGGGTTCAGTAGTAATCGACAACAATGGCGTTTACGAAGTTTTAGACAACAACTAATATTTTAGGGGGCGAAAGCCCCCTTTAACTCCAATATATAGGTTGAAGAAATGCCAGCAAATACACCAATAAAAGTATGTTCACGCGCTTCCGTCCTTATGGGCGGTTCTCCTATTTCATCGTTTGATGAAGGTACAGCCGAAGCTGATGTAGTTGACGCAATGTACGAGGACATAGCAAGAGCCGCGTTGACAAGTACACGCTGGCGATTTGCTACAAACCAACAAGTATTAAACAGATTAGCTGCAGCCCCTACTAGCAGATATGACGCTGCATACCAAATGCCGTCAGATCTTCTTATGCTTAGTGCTGTTACAGTTAACGACGACCCGATAATATATGACACATATGGCGATAAAGTATACTGTGATACAACTACAGAAGAAGTTGTTGTTGCAGATTATATATACAGAGCCAGCGAATCTTCTTGGCCTTCCTACTTTACACTAGCTGTAGAGTTTCAAGTAGCTGCAATGCTATCAATATCTATAGCGCGTGATGCTTCTTTAGGTAGTATGATGGATCAACAAGCTGAAAGACAGATGATAAAAGCCAGACGACTTGACTCGCAACAGCAGACAACACGCAAGTTAATGACATCAAGGTTTATAGCACAAAGGCGTAGCTAATGCAGAAAGTAAGAATACCACAGAATAGCTTTCAGTACGGCGAAATAAGTGACAATACTGTAATGAGGACTGATAGTCCTATCTATGCTGCCTCTGCGCAAAGCCTAGAAAATATGATTGTATTGCCAGAAGGTGCTGTAAAGAAACGTCATGGTACAAAGTTTATTGATGGTTTAGTGTCAATAAACCCAAATACTATAACTACACACACAGAAATACATTTAACTTCTTTTGTCTTTGATGATAATGAAGAGTATTTAATTGCTATAGGTCATGGTTTTATTGAGCCATTTAGGTTGTTGGCTGATGGTACAGTGCAAAGATTAAATGCTGTATCTGTTGACACTCAAAGCAATCCATTGCCTTTTGATAAAGATTATTTGCATCAGTACAATACTGCACAATATGGGGACGTTATGTTTATATGTCACCCATTGTTTGCGCCGCGTATGCTTACAAGAACAAGTCTTACAACATTTGAACTTAGTGTATTTAGTTTTGACGAAAGCTATGATGGTAAAGATACATATCAACCATACAGTGTTTTTCATAGCGCAAACCAAACATTAGCAGTAAGTACATATACTGTAGGTAGCAGTAGAACATTAACTGTTAGTTCTCCTTACTTTGATACAACAGGTAAGCATAACAATGTTGTTATTAGATATGGTGGTAATGAAATAAGAATAGATTCAGTAACGTCGTCAACAGTTGCTACTGGTACTATTATAAAAGAACTATCACATAGACTTACTGTTACTAATCCATTGCGCACAAGGGATGGTAACTCGGATATTGAAGTAACGCAAATTAATCATGGATTAATAGTAGGCAGTCAAGTAATTGTATCATCTGCAGCAGCAGTTGGTGGTATAAATGCGAGTCAAATTAATGGCACTAGAACAGTACAAACTATATTAGATGAAAATACTTATAGTATTAATACAAATGGTGTAGCCAACACATCTGAAGATGGTGGCGGTTTTGTAAAAATTAGCTCTAGTGCTGCTACTACTAGATGGGATGAGCAATCTTTCTCTGCATTGCGTGGGTATCCAGCAGCAGTTACATTCCATGAAAATAGATTATGTTTTGCTGGTACATTAGCAGAACCAGATACAATATTTATGAGTCAACTAGGTGAGTTTTTTAACTACGATGTTGGCGAAGCAGATGATACTGATGCTATAATTTTAGTAGCAGCTACAGGTGATGTTAATGAAATAAGATATATGAGGTCTAATCGTGACTTACAGATCTTTACGCTATCAGATGAACTGTATATACCAACATACCTTAACCAATCTATTACACCTACAAATGCACAGATAAGAAAACAAACACCATTTGGTACTGAGTTTGTATTACCTACGTCTATTGATGGTGCAACTATTTTTGTTGAGCGTGGCGGTAGAGCAGTACGTGAGTATATATATTCTGATGCAGAAGATGCTTATATAGCAACAGGTGTATCTACAGTAGCAAGCCACCTTATAGTAGACCCAGTTGATATAGCGGTTGTGCATTCTGGATTTAACACGCAAGAGTCTTATGCTGCTATGGTTATGAGTAATGGTGACATGGCATTGTTTAGTTCTAACAGAGCAGAGAAACGTGCAGCTTGGACTAATCTAACTACACAAGGCAGCTTCTTAGCTACTGCTGCTATAGGAGATAGACTTTTTGTTTATAACAAAATAACCAATACAAGCGGTATAGCTAAATATACTATATGTGAATTTGTAGATGATATAGGTTTAGATAATTATGCATATTATGCTTATAGTAGTAATCCTATAAATTTAATGATTTCTAATCCAAATGATACTTGGGATGTTATTGGTTTCGATGGAACTAACAAAGTTTATTTAGGTGAATTTACTGTAGATAGTAGCGTTAATATTGATTTAACTGCATATACTGACTACACGCATTTCTACATAGGTAAAAAATTTACATCTAAAATAATTACCAATGCAATAGACACTGTAGCAGCTAATGGGCCAGTAACAGGCGATGTGCGCGGTATAAGTACAGTTGTGCTTAATGTGAAAGACTCTACATCTATTAAGGTAAATAACAGAACTATTAATAATATTACTGGATTTACAGGTAACAAAGAGGTTAGGCTTTTAGGATATGGTAGAAACCCACAAGTTACTATCGAACAAAATGATCCCATGCCGTTGCAGATCAATGGCTTAATATCGGAGTTGATTACATAATGTGGCAATTAATTGGTGCTGGAATATCAGCGTATGCTTCAATACAAGCAGGGAAAGCAAAAGAAGATGCAGCCAGAATGGATGCATTCAATACAGAAACTGAGCGAGAGCAAGGTGAAGTATTAGCATTACAACAAGCCGCTAATCGTAGGTATGAATATGATTTAGCAACAGAAGCAAATGTAGCTATGTTTTATGCTAGTGGCAGGGACGTAGGATCAGACAGATCTGTTGAAGCTTTTTTAGCTAAACAAAAAGAAATTGCGTCAGTTGATTTAAGCAGGCTTGACTTCCAAAGGCAGGCTGAATCTAGCGCAAGAACAAGAGAAGCTATGGCGTTACGTCGTGGTGGTGCAAATGCTAGGCGCGCTTCGCTGTTTCAAGCTGCTGGAACTATGGCGCGTGGTATACAAGATTACCAAAAAACTGCTGCTACTGGAGGGATGGGATAAATGGCTGTCATTAGGCAACAAACACAAGTCTTTAATAAACCAGTTGGCGTTCGTAGAATAAACACAGGTGAAGCTGAGTTATGGGAAACTATAAAAGCTGAAGCTGATGAGTTTACACGCAGAGCTTACAATGATGCAGCGGAAAATGCACAAACTGTAGGTGCAGAAACAGCTATGGGCGTAGACGTAAGTAGTATTACTACGCTTGATCCGCTTACAGGTAGGCCAAAAGCTATGGCAACACCAGAAGGCATGGGATCAATAGCTGAAAAAGCTTATAGAAATGTTATTACGCAAAGATACGAAGACTCTATAAAAGACGAAATGAATATTAGAGCGCAAGAATTAGCTTTAAAGTATCAGTATAAACCAGAAGAATATGCAGTAGCTATGTCACAACATATAGCTTCAATGTCTGAAAATGCAGATGGCATGTATAAAACTTTTATACAAGTACATGGCAGTAAACAGTTAGCATCTAATAAATTATCTTTGCAAAAAGAATTAAGAGATAAAGTTAGGCTAGACGCTGGTAACTCTATTATAAAAAAAGGTACTGCAGCAGTAGAACTTGTTACTGACTATGGTAAAGCTGGTAATTTTGAAGAAATGTTAAGCGTTATTGAAGAAAACGTAGCTAACTTTCAAAATGGCGAAGCATCTAATTTGCTTAAAGCTGGAGCAGCAGAGGCTACACAAACAAGCTTAGAGATAGCTGGTATAAGCGGATTTGTTAGTACCTTAATTAGTCAAACAGAAAATCCTACACAAAGAGCAGCTATTATTACTTACATAAAATCTGGTGGTGTTGTTGAAAATCATTTAGATAAAATATCAAAAGATCAACTTAGTAAAATAAAAGATTATTTAGATGTAAATACTATTAATGACATTGCTGTTAATGCAAGTTCATTAGCAGAATCAATGAATAGTACATTTTATAAAGTGCAAACTGCAAATAATGCAGAGCAAGCAGCTAAAGCAAAAGCATTAACGGCACAAAAAAAATTAGACCTTACAAATAATAACGCAATATTTAATAATCAAAAGGGAAGAATAACTAGTGAAATATCAAAACTTGTAAACTCTATTGGTGATAAAGCAATAGATGAAAGATTTGGTCGCTTAGAGGGCGAGTCATTAGATATGGTTGCGCCATTAGTCCAAGGTATTTTTGAACATTATCAAGAACAAGTTAGTGTATTAACACAACGAATGAACGCTGAAGGTAGTGTATATACACCAACAGAGTTTAAAAATGATGTTAAAGCTTTAAGAGAAGCAATAATTAAACCATTATTGTTTAAAGTTGCAGATATAGCGCAAGATCAAGGAAATTTAGATTATGTTAAAGGCTATATTTTTAATCCAAATCCAGAAGATTTTGCACAATTAACAAACGTACAACAAACTTTGCTAGAAACAATGGTTGGTACAGGTGTCTATGACTACAAAGCAGACAGAACTTATATATCTAATGTGTTAACAGATGGAACAAACCAAACAGAACAAAATAAATTAGACAATCAAGAAAAATTAAAAACATTTGATTATGTCCAACAATACTCTGTGTATGCACAATCTAATTTAATGACCAAAAATACATTAGATAAAGTTGATGCAGAGTTAAAAGGTAAAATAGGCAAGCATGGTTATACAGTAGAAGATTACACTAGAGATAGAAAGTTAATCGAAGGCAATGCCGCTGCTGGTGTAATGAGTGAATTTGCTAAAAATGCTACGTCTTCACAATTTTTAGCATTAATACAATTTGTTGAAACAGCAACAGGGCCAAATCGTGAAGGCGATGTAAGGGGCATGACAAACACAGACGGAAGTGTACGTCAAGATGAAGTAATGCGCGCTAAAAGAATTGTAGATTTGTTAGGAAATAATGATCCTAAAGAATTTATTAGAGCTGCTGACAGTATTAAAATTAATATAAGCAATAGAGAAGATGAAGAAGAAAAAGTAAATGCACAATTAGCTTTAGAAAATACTGCAAGAACAGGTACAGGTGATAGAAAAGATAAAAAATTACAAACTGCTTCTGATACTGTCATAAACAAAGATTATAATTTAGATGTGTCTTTATACAGCACATATAGCGATGTAGAAAAAACTAAAATTTTAAAAGTATTACGAGGTACGCCTAGTAAGAAATTATTAAATGGATTAGAGCAATTAATTAGTGGAGTTGAAGACCCTAACTCTCAAAGTTATTTTGAACTATTTGTAGAGCTAGATAATTCTAGGATAGCTAATGGCAAAACAGCAAGTCGTTTAAATGATGTTATGTCCGCAGCTAATTTAAGTAGACTAGATCAAATACAAAGATCAGCAAAAATTACTGGAATGCCTGTAATTGAAATAGCACGACAGTTTGCGGAGCTTGAGCGTGATGGCG